CCCGGTTACCGCACCTTGGACACCGACTGCAAAATATTCACCACCATCAGATGTATTCCAACGTCCTGCAGCTTTACTATCTTCTTGGAGTCTTGTTTTAAAAACTTCTTGATATTCTTGTGAGTCAATTAAATGTTTTGTTTTACGACCAAAGTTTACAGCAAGTTCTGCTGTGTGAGTTGCTTGAATTATTTTTAATTTTGGATTCTGTCCAATCATCCATGCAGGAAGAAAGAACGATGCAAATTCTGATTTAGTATGCCTAGGTGGCATGTTTATAATTAAACGGGTCAATTCTCCAGTTGCTAGTTTATTAAACTTGTCTGCTATCTCAGTGTGGTGGGACCCCTCTATAAAATCTGGCCACATCTTTTTCACAAAAGGCAAAAATTTAGTACGGACTTGTTTGAGTTCTTTTCTCTTATGACGTTCTATTATCTGTATTTTGAGCTTTCTTCGCTCAAGAGGATCTTCTATTTTATTAATATCTTCAACAGTTAGCATACATTTCAATATGGGTGGTAAAGTATTATACATGATTAACTATCCAAATCAAACACTATAGGGTAGGTCTGGGACCCCTACAAAACTAAGGGGTATTCGATAAATAATAAATCACGCGAGTTCGAAAGTAATTCCTTTAGGGTCCCCTTTTAAAGCGCGCGAAGCGCGCCTGGGTGGGTCCCGCCCACATGCTCTTCTCTATACAACCTGGAGAGGTATGCGGTTATTGCATAGGATAATGTAGGATAGGCCATGCAAATACTGCATGGCCTATTTCTTAACGAAACCTATTTATTTATTTGTTCCATAATTTTTTCCTCCAGTGAATTTAATTGAGCGACCATAAACTTATGTCGTGTGCTGATGTTTTTAAGACCAGTGTTAGTGACAGCTATTCTTAAACCAATATGGTTTTTGAATAATTGTCGAAGATCCGTGTCACTCGGATTGCCAACAAAGTATGACGAACCGTGAATAAAATCTAAAAATTTTACTCTGAAAATCATTTCATCAATAGTTTTTTCTGTGATCTCATAAACTCCAATTGACATCATCAACCAACCAAGAGTGTCCGCTTGTTTTTTTTGGTCAATTGCGTTTTGACCTTTTTCACCTAACCACTGACATTTATCTGCATCAAAGTGTTTTAGGTTTTGGTAGTGTACTAATAGTGACATTGTATTCCTTTCGTTAAGTTAATAAAACAATTTAACATATTATCCTATATTGTAAACCCCTTAAATAAATTAATTTAAAGTTATCCACAGAGGCCAGCTAGAGAAGGGAACTAACTAACTGACCTCATAAGTATATGTGATTTTTTTTCGGATTTGTGCCAAAATAATTTATATTTTTTTCCTGGGTGGGCCCCGCCCACATGCTCTTCTCTATAATTTTCTAGTGTGGCGCGATTTCTCGCGCCACGTTTATTTATTTATTTATCAAATTTAAACTCCATTTGTTTTGCTTTCTTAAAACTTTTAGAAAGTTTATGTTGTCTATTTTTAAATTCTATTATTTCATTTACTCCAGTTATCCCAAAGTAAGCAATAATAATAAAACCTATTCCATAACCAATAAATAATAATGTCCAAATCTGATCCATATTATTTACTCGGTAAAGCTAATAAAGAATTAGGCAAATCTAATTGAATATTAGCGGTTTTCATTTCTTTAGATAACTCGCTCAAAGTCGGTTGAATATGACTACCAGTATAAAGTATATTCAAACACTTTTTACGTTTTTGATCTAAAGCATGATACAACTTATGCTTCGCTGTAAAGTGACGTTTTGCTTCTTCATAACAAGCTTTTTTAATTTTTTTTGTTATGTATTCAACAGGATCGTTGTCATCTTTAACATTAATAGAGATGTTATTCATATCCCATTTACGCCTTTTTTTATTATTGTTATAAATCTCTGAAATTTCATCAGCGATTTTTTGAGCTTTATAACGTAAATCATTTTCCATAGATTGTTTCTTATCTTGGAAATCTCTCAACGCATTTACGTTCTTATCCAACTCTTTTATTTTAAGATTAAGTTTAAGTTCCTTGGCAAAATCTTTACCAACTTCCTCAACTTTTTCTTGCGCTTGTACTTCGATTTCTTCTTCCGCTCTATTAAAAGCAATTCCGAATTCATCTCGTACAAACTCACTCCACCTATCAACGTGGTCTTTTCTTAATGGTTGCATAATGTATTCCTTTCTGTTTTTGTTATTATTACAACTGATTTGTTTATAGGTTATTATAGGATAATTGTCAAGCCCTAAAAAGAAAAAAATTTTTATTTTTTTATATGGGTGGGACCCGCCCACATGCTCTTCTCTAGGGTGCGACAATATTGTCCTTGAGTATATAGGATATTGTGCTATAACTTAATTTCAGCTTCATTTGGATATTTATCGCTGAAACAAAACTATAAATATTCTGGGGACTTGCACCTACAAAAGCAAGTAGGATTAGGTAAGGATTGGAGCAGAACGTGTGCACGTTAGTATGCTAAACTTACCCTGATCCCTGATTGCTGGTATGTGCCAGATAAGCTTCGTACGGGCGCCAGCAATCTGGGATCAGTAGCAGGAAGTGAATCGCTGGTATTTCTTCGCGTTGAAATATCTCGTACGGCGATAGGGCACTGACTGCTGATCCCTGGTCACATTAGAGATTTGACTAATCTTAAATGATGTCCAAAACGGAGAAGAGACTGGGTTGTTTGCCTCTCGTAACTGTTTTGGTTCTAGTGTGACCTGGGATCAGTTCAACGCGCCGCCGCCGCTAGAACACAGAGACTCTGGCGTTGGACTGATCTTTTCTTTTTTCAAAAAAAAAATATGGGTGGGTCCCGCCCACAGGCACTTCTCAGCGCGCGCAGCGCGCATGGGTGGGCCCCGCCCACAAGCTCTTATCTGTCCTCCTCCATCCCCAGCCGCCGTCCAAGGATAAAGGATATTATAGGATATGTCAAGAAAAAAATTTCACTTATCCACAAAAAAATTTAAAGATATCAATTGACAATATCCTACAATAACCTATATTAGACTCATGAAAGAAAAAAATTTAAACACGGCCCAGGCCTGGTTATTAGTTGGAGGCCTTAGCAAGCCCGGCAAGATGCCCGGATGGTCAATTGGTATTCCCGCCAAAGAGTGCGGGACCGGCGGCAAGCTTCAAGATATAGAAGGCAGCGTTTGTAATAAGTGTTACGCTCTAAAAGGTTGTTACGTTTTCAAAGTTGTACAAGATGCACAATACAGAAGACTGGCAGCTATTAAACACCCGCGATGGGTCGAGGCCATGGCGCTGTTGATCAATTCAAAAAAACCCGATGTTTTTAGATGGCACGATTCAGGAGACGTTCAGGACCTGGAGCACCTACAAAAAATTTTCGCTGTTTGTAGGTTGACGCCGTCGAGAATGCATTGGATGCCAACCAAAGAAGCATGGGTGAAAAAATATTTAAAACATAAACCTGATAATTTAACTATTAGATTGTCTTCACCGATGGTGAACCAAGGACCGATTAAAAGCTGGCCCAATACGTCGACCGTAGTCACAAAGAAGGCCACGTGTCCAGCACCGCAGCAGGGCGGGCAATGTTTAGATTGTAGAAAATGCTGGGACCCAAAGATTAAAAACATTAGTTATGGCCAGCATTAGATCTAAGCACAACAATCTATTTAATTATTTTGTTTACGATCACAGGCTTCTGTCTAAGGCCTACGTCAACAAGTGTAAAAAATTCCTGAGCAGGAA